ACTATAGAAAGTTGGTACAGTATTTTGTAAAGTCATCTTTGGTTTACCGGCCATAGCAGCCATTTGGTCAGCGCCAGCAGCAGATAATTGTGTGCGACCACCAGTATTTGCATACATTTTTTCTGATCGTCTTTTTAATTCAGCATTAGCGGCATGCTCCATCTGAATCTTCATATCTAACAATGTTTTTTCTGCTTGTTTTTTAATTGGTAATACATCTTTACCCTCTTGCTTAGCTTCTTTAATTTTTTGTTGATAAAATTTTTGAATAGCTTTTACTTCTTCTTGAAATAATTTACCATAAATATTTTTAACTTGTGAAGTAAGGGCCTCTTTGGGCATTAATTCTCCACGACCTAAACCACTTGGACTTTGTTGAGCCTTATATTCTTCTCTTCTGCGTTTTTTCTCTTCTCTGGATAAAACATACTCACCATCTTCAAATTTTTGAATATATCCAACACTACCACCCTTATTGAATCTACTAATTTTATCAGCATGATTTAATTTATGAAGAGTTGATGATCCTATTCTACTAGCAGCTCGTTTATTAATAACAAATTCACCAGGCGTTAATAATGCTGGCACAGTATCCTCTGCTGAACCACCACTAGCAAAACCGCGACGAGGTTCAAATCCACGATATCTTGAACCACTATAGTCCTGCAAACTACGTCCTTGAGCTTCCATAGACCTTTGCATACGCATATTCTTTTTAGCTTGAGCCTCATCAATCTCTTGCTCAACTTTAGACAGTGGCACTTTAGATGGCTTTAATCCAAATAATTTCTCAATATCCCAAGGCATAATCTTATAATCATTAGGGTTAGGTCCAGTACCCACTCTTTCTTCTAATTTTGCCCTTAACTGTTGAGGAGTCATACCAAGAGTTTTAGCTCTAATTGTAATATCTTCTGGACTATATGCTCCCCTTACCCATCCACCAGTAGCAAATCTCGGTATAAAACCACCCATATTCTTTTTGGCTGAAATAGCAGGTCCTGATTCAATATTACTAGCAATTGCTGATTCTATGCCAGTAAGATTTCTTTTATCTAAATATCTAGAAATTTGCTGAACAAATCGACCAATTCCTTTTCCTTTAACGTCTCTTGTAGCATCAGTGGGTATATTGCTAGAAATTCCAAACAATGATGCTACAGTACCTAGTCCGCGTGGAAAATCAATAGAATCATTCTGTTTAGCAACATCATTATTAAAAGGCGCTCCAGCTATAGCAATAGATGACTCAGTAAGAGTTCCAATAGCAGTTTCAACTCCAGCTTTTTTAAGCACAGCATCTATACTATTTTTATCTGTTAATGGGGTTGCTCCAACACGACGAGCCATACTACCGCCAACAGTAGAGATAGTTTTCTTAAGACCATTTTTCATAATTTGTTCATACTTATTAGCAAATGATGGATTTAATGATCCATAAGAAATAGATAATGGAGTTTTATTTTTATCTTCTCCTTTTCTACCAACAATACCATTACCACCAAATAAACCAACAAGAGCAAATGGTTCACCTTTTTCAATAAGTTTTTGTTCTGATTTTTGTTTTTTAGTTAATGTTTTATTACCACTAAGCTTTGCTTCTCTTCTAGCTTGTTTTTCAGCTAATCTTTTATTTTCTAGTCTTTCAGCTAGTGTTAGTGGTTCAACACCTTTTGGTGTTCCTTCCTTATATTTTCTAATAAATCCACCACCAGCATGACCATTAATAGCATGAAGATTACCAGCCCCAATTGCTTCTACAGCTTTTTTTCTAATTACAAACTCGCCAGGAGTTAACATAGCGCCTACAGAATCAGTATTTCCTTGTCCTGGTACTAAACCACCACTAGCAAAAGCTCTAATATAACCACCACCATTAGCTCTTCTAGCACCACCTCGTATACCACCCATAAATCCAGCACCAAACTGAGTTAATGCTTGCAATCCCTTAAAAGCTGCCATAGCAGTTAAAGCTGGAAGGACTATTTTCACAGCATCGGCTATTTTTATTAAAGCACTAGCAAATTGTAGTGCTATGCTAATCATACTTCTGAAACTCTCGCTCTCGCCAATGGATCTTACTAATGATAAAAATTCTTCTCGTACTTTAGCAATTTGATTAGCTAGCGCCAGCTGTGCTGTTCCAGCATCTTTGGCTAAAGATCCAGAACCTTTTTGAGCAACAGCCAAAGCGTTTTGTGCCACAGCAAATTGTTGAATAAGTGGAATAACTTTACCGACTTGTCTGAAACCACCAAGTTCTTCACTGATTTTAGCAAATTCAGCACTTCGTGGATCAATTTTACTTAATCCCTCGCTTAATCTTCTAACGGCTTCGTATGGTCCAACGAATTTTCCTTCCATATCTCTTAATTCAATACCAAGTTGTTTAAGAGCATCGACTGTATCCGCTCTCTGAATTCTAGTAAAAATTGTTCTTAAACCAGTAGCAATAGTTTCAGCACTTTCACGAGTAGTGGCACGAATACTTGTAAATACAGCAAGGAATTCATTAAGAGCATCTTTGCCCTCACTAACACCTTTACCAGCAGTAGCAAACACACCACCAGTTCTTTGAATAGCAACAATTAAATCGCTAGCTTCAACAGCAAACTGAGCAGCAACTGCGTTTATAGAGCCTAATGCGCTTTCTAAATCACCAGCACCAATACCAAACTGTCTCATTAATGCTATGCTACCTTCTACTGTTTGATTCATATCATCAAATGATGGAGTTAAACTACTTAATGCTAATGCTTTTAATGCTTTTTCGGTATCTCTAGCACTAAGACCAGCTTGAGCTAATGTAACTGATACTGTTGTTAATTCTGAACTACTAACTCCTAAAGATGTAGACAATGCAGAGATTTGTGCGGATAAATCCTTTAATCCAGCAGCGCTTTGACCAGTAACCTGTTGTAATCTCACAAATTCTTTATCAAAATCAAGAAATGCTTTAATACCTTGGCTTAATGCTCCTGTAAATGAATAAATAGCACTTGTAACTAAACTAAATGCGGCAAAACGTCTAACTGCTATAGCTGATTGTCTGCCGAATTCTGCCATTTGTGTAGAGGCATTTCCTAAATTTGTGGCAGCAGTGGTTGCTCTTTGATTTAATGTCTGAGTAGCCGCCGCTGCCTGAGTTAATGTTCTTTGAGTATTACCAATACTATTTATTGCTTGACCAAAATTTCTAATAGCTGTTGTTGCATCGGCGGCTGATCTTTGTGTTTGTTGAAATGTTCTATTCAATGTTTGTAAATTAGTATTTAAAGTGGTAACATTCCTCATAGCCTGAGCATTAATGCGAGGAGTTATATCAACAGTTATGCCTGTTAGTTGTCTTCTAATATCAGAAACAATATTACCAATATTAGTTGGACCCCTAAGATTGATCTCAGCTGTTAAATTAAAAGCTCGTGAGCGTGCCATTTATTAATTCTCCATAAAAACAAAATCCCCAACAGCAATAAAGCTTTGGGGAATATTGTTATAGTTTAAAAAGAAAAAATTATTCTTGAGTTTTTGACTCTTCTTTAACTTCTGGTATAGCCTGTGGTTCTGATGCTGAAACTGTTTTTTCATCCTTAGCACTTTCCTGTATTATTGGATTACCATCATCATCTAAAAACGGCTGAGTTTCAACAATATATTTACCATCTTCATCTATCCTATTGCCAAATTTATCAACATATTTACCATCACTATCAATAAATCTACCAAACTCATCAACCAATCTACCTTCTTCATCAACAAGTTTGCCCTCTTTATTTATGAGTCGCAATTTACTATCAATAAATTTAAACTGTTTTAAAAATTTATTTTCTGGTAAATTACTTTCATAATCATTATCCAAACCATAAATCATATTGGCCAAAGTTTGCGCACCCTTAATGGCCACTATATCTGTGGATCTAGTCAAATAATCTTCCATACTACTAAAATATGGTTGATTATTATCTTTATACACCGTGCATGATGAAACTAAGTAATTAAAACGGGCATTATCAGCTTGACCTTCTGCTGTTAAATTATCCAAATTGGTCTTAACGCCAATTAATTCTCTAACCTTTGCTCTTAAATCTCTCATTTCTAGAGCAATGCTTTTGGCTTGTGATAATGGAATACCACCTTTAGCCAATTTTCTTTCTCTTTCTAAGATTTGACTTTGTAAGTCTGTGAATTTGTCCTGTTTGTCATCATCCCATAGTCCTTGCTCTTTTAATAATTCATCAATTTTAGCTCTAATAATAGCTTTAGCTTTTATAGCATCACTAAAGGTTTGATTATAAACTTTAGAAGCCTCTTTTTGGTCATTAATAGATGGTGATCTAACAATAAAATTAACATCCTTATCATTAATTTGTGCAGTGAATTCTCTAGTTATCATAGTCCTGTCCTTTCTTATAAAACTTATAGTGGTATTGTACATTTGGTTTAAGATCAGCTATACATTTTCTTAATTGGTTATTTCCATTGTTTAAAATTTGATTCCTAACATCTTCCCAAAGATTTCTGTATTGTTCTTCTCTTTGTGTTAATAGTTCGTCATCATTTTTATGTAATCCCCATATATGGCCAAAATGTTTTTCAAATTCAAATAATGCGCCGATCATTGTGGTCTGAAATCTTTTGGTTAAAATATCCTGATTATTCATTATCTTCCTCTTTGCATAAACTGTTTATTAGTCTCAACTAATAATGATCTTTGAGTATCTGGTAATTGAGAAGCATCGATATCTTTATTACTATTTAGAATAATAGCATTTCTCTCATTTATAATATGTCTAGAACTATGTTCATTCAAGGTATATATATTCTCTACTTCTTCTTGAGAATTAGCCATTAAAAATACTTCTTGAGCTTTACCTAAATTTTTACCCTCTAATAATTTTTCTGCTCGACTTTTCTTTTTATTTTTTTCACTGTCTTTTCTTTGAATTAGCATCCATCCATCAAAAGCATCATCGTCTTCAAAAACTTCGTCTGGAGGACAGTCAGGATGCTCATAAGCACTATCATACATTTTTGACAATACTACCAGAGTTTTCTGCTCATCTGTCCAATTTATAGTAGCTTTATTAAAAATATTTTCTTTATTAGCTGACCAATAATTTTTCCAAATTTCATTTCTAGCAATTTTTCTAAAAATATTAATATCAATATTATTATCATTAACAATATTAGATAAAGTATTTAATATATTATAATCAGCATTTTCTAAACTATCAAAAACCCTTGTCCCATCTTCATAATATAAGCTATTGATTAAAATAAATTGATTTTTTAATATTTGAGAATATCCTTTAACAGTAAGATGGTCCAGTGAGTGTCTTATTCCATAGTATTTATTATATTTTTGTCTAATATTGTCTATGGTCTGTTTTATGCCACGAATTTTAGCTGGATTCAGAAAGTTATTATAGATTTGTATTTTATACTCATCTATTTCTTTTTCCATCTTTTTTAAAATATCGTCACCATTCCAACTCCACTGCCCAAAATTAACCAAATAAGATACTATTTCCTCATCTTGTATCCATTCATTATATTTATTAATTTCATATTCTAAATTAGAATATATTTCTGCATTATATTTTAGAGTAATGTCTGGATATACCAATTTATATTTGGTATCATTATATATAAATATATAAAATCCAGATAATATCCGTGATAAATATAAATGTAGTATCTTACTGTCCATAATCCAGGTCAATATCCAATTTCTGAAATTTAATTAACTATCACACACCAGCTGTTACAGCACTATAGTAGAGACCACCACTATGAGCAACTGTAAAATCATTGAAGTTCTGATAGCTATATGACATAGTAACATTCCCTCCACCAGTATCACCACCAGTATAGTTAACACTGGTAAGTTTATTCTTCTGACCTAAACCAATTCTTGTGCCTTCGCAAGTCTCAAGGAAGATAGTCTCATTTTGAAGATTAAATCTATTATTGCATACTGGTGTGGAGTCATTGGCGACTGTTGGGTTGGCTTCTGTGCCAGTATAGTAACCCTTGGCTGTAGCATTTACCCATTCACCACTTACTGAAAGAACCTCAAATTCACTAGTGACTTCAACTGGGAAATTGATATAACGATAGTATGGTTGCCTTGTTCCTAGTTCAAAGATACTCTCACGGCCCATATTGCAAGATACTGAGATATTCTGAAAGTGAACAGCAAAGCCGCTTGTATTACTAATAAGATCATTAGTGCCACTACTAGAAATGCCTGGAATCTGTTTTGGTAGTCTGCAATTACCCATTGTGAGATGCTGTCTACGATTCACACCTTGAATAGCAGCTGGACTATCATTATTATTAGTAAATGATCCGGTAATTGCTGTTGTGCTCCAGATCTTATCATTACCAACAAGAGTTACATCTTCTGTGAAGTTGCCGTCTATTGGGAAAGTATAGCTTACGGAACTAACATACATACCACTGCAACTAACAACAGCTAATGAACCATTCTTAGCGCTAGTTTGAGTATCTGGATAAATAGCTAATTGAAGATCTGTACGAGTATTAGAACGACCAGCAAGATCAGCACTAGTGGCTGTTAAACCAGTTTGTAGGCCCGTGCCTCTTTCTGTGGCTAGCACATAAAGTAATGGATAACCATCAAGCACCTTATTTAGTGTTACCTCAATATCTGGAACATTTTCAAAGTTCTGATAGAGGGATAGTTGACCCATCTCATAAATTTGCTCAAGATTAAAATTAGTTGTGATACCAACAGTCTGTAAACCGTGTACGGCAACTGGTGATCCAGCAATACCACTTCCGGGTTGACCAGCAGAATTGAGACCACTGCCTAAGCTTACTTGTTGAATTGCGTAATAAATACGATTATTGGCCATAATTATTCTCCACTACAGATGATTGTATGGTAATGATTTAAGAACATATTGTTACTATAAAGATACACAAAAAGTCAAATTATACAGAAATAATCTCCAGGGTGACCCTTGCTTCGCCTTGATGAAAGTTGTGGTTGATAGAGTCGATTTCAATAAAATCCACATTTTTTATCCAACATTTTCTCCATAAATAGTTACATAATAAATCAGGGTACATCAAAGGATTAACAATAAGATCTCCATTAGCATCTAATGGGAACAAATTATCTTGTGCTATTTTATTAGTATCAAATAATGCTATTGTAGCATCTTGTTGAGATCTTATAATATCTAATAATTTATTTCTATCATTTTTATTTTCTGCTAATATACGAAATGATAAAGCTTGATCAATTATTAAAGCATTTGACCCAATTTCATAAGGTCTTTGTCGTGCTCGTGGTATTGATTCTATCACAATAGCTGGTAATTGTACCCTATGATTACCACCAATTGACCAATTTCCATCATCAGTTTGTGTAATGTCAGCATTATTAGTCTCCATAGATGCAAATTGTATAATATTAAACCATGGACTATCACTAGCTCTATAAGTTTGCACATATCTATAACTATAATTAGCTTTAACAGTAGAGTTCGTGGCTATGGGGTTGTCAAAAATAACTCTTCCCAGCGGATAATCAATGGTTAAATTACCACTAGCATATGCATTAAAATTATTATTAATATAAACCCCGCTAATTTGTATTGGGCTATTACCATTATAAGAAACCCCACTCTCCCACACCCAATCTTTACGAATACCCTGCCATACCTGACCACTAGTAAAACTATTATCTTCTACAAGAAGCAATTTGGAATATGGGTTATCCGGACCATATATGGAACCACTGTAGGCTATCTGGGCATTGAACCAAGCCCCAATATTTAAAAAAGACCAGTCCAGATACATTTTAAAATTAGATTCAATAATATTTAATAATAAATCATCTGAAATACTATTAACAGCTTTAAATGTTGTTAAATAATTACATATACTCATATTTGACTCGCTTTATTAAGAATATCCTGAATATCAGGCTCTGCAGAATCTAGTGCTCGTGTTATCCAATTATCATTTAGTGTACCAGCGTATTGAGATGGAACTTTCCA